CAGCGTAGTCGCCGTGGGCGCGGACCGCTCGACGCACATGACAGTCACGGCACAACTGCAACTGAAAGGAAACTCCATAATGGAACCTGAAGAGACCAACAAGGAGACGAAGCCCGTCGAGGCGGCGGCTCCCGCGACCCCGGCGCCCGCTCCTGCGGCTGTGCCGAAGGACACCCCCAAGACCGTGACCGCCGCCGCCGCGCCGGAGAAGTCGGTCGAGCAGCCGATGCCGGACGTCAAGGCAATCGCGGCGGACGCTATCAAGGCGGAGCGCGAGCGCATCGCGATGATCAAGGTCGCCTGCGGAAGCGAGTTCCCCGAAATCGAGGCGAAGGCGATAGCCGAGGGCTGGGACAAGCCGCAGGTCAACGAGGCCGTGCTTGCCGCTTACCGCGCGAAGCAGCCCACGACAACCCCTCCGTCCATCACTGTGAAGAAGTCGGGCATGACCGCGAAGACGCTGGAGGCGGCGCTCTCGCTCCGCGCGGGAATCGACGGCGACTCTCTCGCCAAGGACATGGGCGAGGAGACCGTCGAGGCCGCGATGAAGGACTGCGACATCCCGCTCACGGGTCTCCTCGGCGAGTGCATGAGGCTCGAGGGCATGAGCGCCCCACGCACCTTCGACAACGCCGCGATAAAGGCCGCGTTCTCCACGGTCAGCCTTCCGGGAATCCTCTCCAACGTGGCGCAGAAGAAGCTCCTGCAGGCGTACAGGGCGCAGCCCATCATCGCGACGCAGCTCTGCACGAGCGCGGACCTCTCCGACTTCAAGGAGAACGAGCGCTTCCGCCTGACGGACATCGGAGACCTGAAGCCCGTGGGCGCGGACGGCGAGATCAAGGACGGCGGCGTCAGCGAGGAGAAGGCGGTGAACCAGCTCGACACCTACGCCAAGAAGTTCTGCCTGACGCGAAAGATGATCATCAACGACGACCTCGGCGCGTTCCTGAAGGTGCCGACCGCGATGGGCAACCGCGCGGCGCGTCTCGTCGACCAGCTCTTCTTCCAGCGTCTCATGGCGAACCCGACGATGGTGGACGGCAAGTCGCTCTTCTCGTCTGCGCACAAGAACCTCCTGACGGGCGCGAACTCCGCGCTCTCGGCGGACAGTCTCAAGAAGGCGATCAAGGTGTTCCTCGACCAGACGGACGCGGACGGCCAGCCGATATCGGTCGAGCCGACTATCCTGCTCGTCCCGACGGCGCTCAAGTTCCTCGCGGTGGAACTCACGCGCGGCGCGGCCTTGATGATGTCCGGCGGCGCGGAGAACACGATCCGCCCGACGCTGAACGTCCTCGCCGAGCAGAACCTCTCCATCGTGAGCTCGCCCTACCTCTCGAACTCGAACTACGCGGGCGCGAGCGACACGGCGTGGTATCTTTTCGGCAGGCCGGGGACGGTGGACACCTTCGAGATCGGCTACCTCAAGGGCAAGCGCACGCCGACCGTGGAGCGCGGCGACCTGGACTTCAACGTCCTCGGCATCTGGTTCCGCGTGTACTTCGACGTGGGCATCCGCGAGCAGGATCATCGCGGAATGGTCAAGGCCAACGGCGCGGCGGCCTAAACATTCCCGGCTCCTGCGGCCGGGCGGGTTTCTTTGCTTGTTTCTTTCCCCGCCCGGCCCGCAGGGGCTATTTTTCAACTTCAATCGAGAAAGGATTGCACACAATGGATGCAAGGTATGTTCAGAGGGGTGACGCGATAGACTACACGCCCGTGAACGACGTGGCGGCGGGCGACATCGTAGTGCTCGCCGGAAAGCTCGTCGGCGTCGCGAAGCTCGACATCAAGGCGGGCGAACTGGGCGCGCTCGCGCTGACGGGCGTGTACGAAGTCGCCAAGGCCACGGGCTTCGCGGTCGCGGCGGGCATGGAGGTCGGCTGGAACCCTTCCACTAGGCAGGCGGTCGCGGCTGGGACGTCCGGCTCGGTGAAACTGGGCCACGCGGTGTCCCTGACGGGCGCCGCCGACACGCTCATATACGTCCGCCTGTGCCAGGGGCTCAACTAGCCAATGATACAGTCGGGGATCGAGCATCTGCGGACGATACAGATGCAGAGCGTCGCCTCCGAGGTCGTGTACAGGCGGCTCGGAGGCGAAACGCTCACCGTCAAGGCGGTCGTGGGGCGGACTATATTCCGCTCGACGGACGTGGACGGCATCTGGACGCGCGTGGAGACGCGGGACTTCATAGTTCCCAGGGGGATGCTCGGCTTCGAGCCGCAGACGGGCGACGAGATCGAGTTTCTTGGAAACACATACGAAGTCCTCGCGCCCAGCGGCGAACCCTGCTGGCGGTGGAGCGACGCGTTCCACACGGCCTACAGGATACACGCGAAGAACACGGGAGGATGACGTTATGGCCGAAAAGGAAGAACACAATCCGGGAATGCCGCCGGGCTTCCCCGAGCTGTGGGAGGGCGTGACGCGGGCGAGGATGGACATCGCCGAACTCAAGGGAATGGTCAAGATGCACTTCACGGACTCCTCGCACCACACGCCGCCCTGCGCGACGGCGTCGGGGCTCCAGAAGACGCTTCACGCGGCGATGGGCGCGGCGATAATCTCGCTTCTCTCAGCCGTGGCGACGCTCGTCTTCGAAGTGGTCAAGGGAATGTCGCATTAGCGGAGAAAGGAGGCGGACGATGGTTGACATCATCGAACTTGCCGAGGGCGTGGCAAGGCGCATCGGAGAGGCCGAGGTCGAACTCGCGCCGGAGTATTCGCTCAAGGATGTCAAGGAGCGCACGCGCATCGTGGTCGTTCCCGTCGGCATCAAGCACAAGATGCTGGCGCGGGGATTCCGCGAGGACTTTCTCACCGTCCAGGTGGGCGTCCTCCGCAAGGCCACGGAAGACGAACTCGTCGATTTGGTGAACTACGCGCAGACGCTCGCCCTTGACTTCCTGCACGCGACCGTCAAGGGCGCGAAGTGCGTGGAGGCGAACCATGCGCCGCTCTACGTCCCCGACCACATGAGGGAGAGGCGGCAGTTCACGGGGATAATCGAACTCCTCTTCAAGGAGGTCAATCCACACGGGGACGGGGGCGGCGGATGAGGTGCGAGGTCGAGTTCGACGAGGACGGGCTCGTCGCGAGGATTGCCCGCGCATCGAGGGACGTCCTCCGCCGTGCGGGGGCCTACGTCCGCCGCGTGGCGCAGAGGAAGGTGGCGACCAGCCCCAAGCCGTCGCAGCCCGGACAGCCGCCGCATTCGCGAAAAGGATTGCTCAAACGCGCCATCCTGTTCGCCTCAGTCGGCGACCGCTCCGTCCTGATAGGTCCCGGCTTCAACTTCGTCGGCGCGTCAGCGTCGGCGCACGAGTTCGGCGGAAAGTACATGAAGGAGCGTTATCCGAACCGACCGCTCATGGGGCCGTCGCTCAAGGAATCGGCACCGCACCTCGCCAAGCTATGGCGCGACGCGGTGAAGTAGTCTAGACACACGAAAGGAGAAACCAAATGGCATACAAACTTGGCCTTGACGCAAAGCTCTTCCACGGCACGGCGGGAACGACCGCCGCGACGGAGATGAAGAACTGCAAGGACGTCACGCTGAACCTCGAGACGGGCGAGGCTGACATCACTACGCGAGCCGCCGAGGGCTGGCGAATCACCGCTGCGACCCTGAAGGACGCATCGCTCGAGTTCGAGATGATATGGGACACCGAGGACTCGGGGTTCACAGCTATCAAGAACGCATATTTCAACAACTCGGCGATAGCGCTGTTCGCCTCCGACGGCGACGGATCGGGTCTCGACGCCGACTTCGTGGTGACATCGTTCTCGCGAAACGAACCGCTGGAGGAGGCGCTGACGGTCTCGGTGACATGCAAGCCTACGCTCGTATCGAGAGCGCCCACGTGGAAGGACTAGAGCCATGAAAGCGTTTACAGACTGCAAGGGGCGGGTGTGGGAGATCGAACTCAACATCCGCCAGATGAAGAAGGTTCGCGACCTGCTCGGCGTCGACCTCGTCAACGTGGTCGCCGCCAACAAGGACGGGACGGTTGCCACCGACACGCTGGACCGCGTGGCGAACGACCCGATCCTCCTCTGCGACATCCTGTGGGTGCTGTGCGAGGGGCAGGCGAAGACGGCGGGAATCACGGACGAGGAGTTCGGATCGTCCCTCGCGGGCGACGCCATAGAGGACGCGACGAGGGCGTTTCTGGACGAGCTCGTCGATTTTTTCCCCGGGGCGAGGCGGATCGTCCTGAAGAAGGCGGTCAGCCTCGCGAGGAGATACGAAACGGAGAACAGGGAGTCGCTCGAAAAGGCGCTGGAAAGCCCGGAGTTCGAGGCCATGCTGAAGACGGCCTTGAGTCCGTCTGGAGGCTCGCCGGAATCGTCGGCGTCGACCCCAGCGCCCTCACCTTGAGGGAGCTGGGGCTGATGGCCGACGGGCGGGCGAGGTTCGAGTGGGGAATCGCGTCCAGTGTGATGTCGCTCCTCGCGAACCTCCAGCGCGACCCGAAGAAGGGAAAGCCTTTCAAGCCGTCCGACTTCAATCCGCTGATCCCGGAGCCGCCGAAGGTGGTGCTTCGCGGCAGGGACATGAAGGACGCGCTCATGGCCGCGTTCGTGAGGAGGCGGAAATGAACGACATCGTGAATGCGGAATACGCGCTCGAGCGGCTCAAGATTCTCGCGGAGGAGACCGTGCGCGTGGCGACGCTGCTCCGCGAGAAGTTCCCAAAGGAGTACGAAAGCCGCGAGCGGCTTGCAATGCTCGAACACGCCGCGAGAGTGTTCATCGAGGAAGAAAACCGATAGGAGAAAGGAGGAGGCATGGCCGCGTCAACGAACATCAAGGCGGGACGCGCGTTCGTCGAGGTCACGGCGGACTCGTCGAAACTCCGCAAGAGCCTCGGCGAGGCGCAGGCGCAGCTCAGATCCTTCTCGAAGTCGTGCTCGGCGATAGGCCGCGAACTGCTGACGCTGGGCGGGGCGATGTCGCTTCCGTTCGCGTTGGCGGAACGCTCCTTCGCGGGTTTCGACGACAGGATGCGGCTAGTCCAGGCGGTCACAAATGCCACGGGCGAGGAGTTCGAGAGCCTGACCAAGACGGCGCAGAGGCTGGGGCGGGAGACGTCCTTCACCGCGCAGCAGGTCGCTGACGCGATGGTCGCGCTGGGCCGCATGGGGTTCGACCGTGGGGAGATTGAAGCCTCGATCTCATCTGTTTTGAACCTCTCCCGTGCCACCGGCACGGAGTTGGCGGAGAGCGCCGACATCGCCGCAAACTCCATGCGCATCTTCGGGCTGGAAGCGTCGAAGATGACCTCCGTCACGGACATCCTGACCGCGACCGCCAATGGATCCGCCCAGACGCTGACAGATCTCTTCGAGGGGCTGAAGGTCGCGGGACCGCAGGCGGCTGCGGCGGGCGAGAGCCTAGACGAAATCTGCGCCGCCCTCGGCGTCATGGCGAACATGGGCGTCAAGGGGTCTCTCGCGGGGACGGCTCTCCGCAAGGCCTATGTCCAGTTCGCGGACGTGAAAGTGCAGAAGATTCTGCGCGAGGTCGGCGTGGAGGCGACGGACTCCAGCGGCAACCTCCGCAAGATGGCGGAGGTGATGCGCGACATAGCGGTCGCCACGAAGTCGCTACCGACGGCGGAGCGGCTCTCGTTCATGAAGGAGGTGTTCGACGTCAGGGGCATGATGTCCGGGATGTCGCTCACCAAGGATGTGAAGGAGCTGGACGCCTTTCTCGCGAAGTTGAAGGACGTCTCGGGACAGGCGGACGCCACGGCAAAGGCGATGGATGCCGGAATCGGCGGCTCGTTCCGCCTCTTCCAGTCTGCCGTAGAGGGCGCGATGAACGCCACGGGAGAGGCCTTGAACTCCACCATCAAGCCGATGGTGGAGAGGATAACGGCGGTCATAAACTCCTTCACGAAGTGGATCGAGGCGAACCGTGGACTGGTCACATCGATAGCGGTCACGGCGGGTTCAATTGCCGCACTTGGCGCGGCGCTTCTCGCGATAGGCACGGTGAGCCGTGTGCTAACTACGGGGATCGGCGCTCTTTCGGGAGTGTTCGGGGCGTTCGCGGGAGTCCAGGCGGCGTTGGCCGGCAAGGGCGTGCTCGTCCAGGGTGCGTTCTCGCTCATGGCGAGGGCGTTCGCGGACTACAGGAACGCCGCCATACCCGCAATGGTGGGGACATCAAGGCTTCTCGCCGCGCTGAACCTGCCGATAGACAGCCGCGCGAAGCAGATAGCGGCGAGCCTCGTCCTCATGTCGAACGCCGAGGCCGCAGCCGCCGCAAGATCGGCGATAGCATCCCGCTTCACGGCGGTGACTGCGGCGCTCAAGGGGCTGAACTCCGCGACAATAGCGGCGACAGTCTCCGCGAAAGCGCACGCCGCCGCCGAGACCATCGGCACAGTCGCGGCAAAGGCGGCCACGGCGGCGCACGTCGCGTTCGCGGCGGTCGGGCGGGCGCTTACCCTGTCCCATGCGAAAGCCGCGCTGACGGCGGGCGTGGCCGCGACTGCGAACGTCGCCCTCGCCGCGACCACCAAGGTCGTGGCGGCAGGCTACCTCGCGGCGTCCGCTGCGGCGACGGCATTCTGCGCCATACCAATCACGTGGGTGCTGATAGGCGTTGTCGCGGCTCTGGGAGGTCTCTGCGCATACATGGCGAAGGCCAGCAAGCACACGGCGGAACTCTCCGACAGGATGCAGACGCTGCGCGACAAGGGCGACCAGCTCCGCTCGTCCGACATGATGAGGATGGAGCGGCTGACGCAACTCGCGGAGAAGGAGTCGCTCTCCAACGCGGAGATGGCGGAGGCGGAGAAACTCGCGGGGCAGCTCCGAGGACGCTACGGCGACCTCGGTATCGCGATAGACCATGCCTCCAAGTCCATCTCGATGGCGGCGGACGCGCAGGGGAAGTTCAACGAGGCGATGAAGGCGCAGGCTCTCCACCAGATCGAGGCGGAGATAGCCGAGCTTCGGAAGAACATATCCGAGCTCGGCAAGGAGAACGAATCCCTTACGGGCTTCTGGGTGAACGCATGGAACACCGTGACGTTCCGAATGGACAAGGCTTCGGAGGACATCGAGGCCAACGGCGAGCGCATCAGCGAGGCGATGAGGAAGATCGCCGACGCGAAGAAGCGCATGGAAGCCATCAAAGGCGGGGACGCCGACGCACTTGCGGGAGGAAAGACCGAGGATGAGAAACTACAGGAAAGCGTACAGACCGGGCGACAGGAGAAACACGCATCAATGGACGAAGCGGATGCGGCGGGCAGAAAGGCCGCCGAAATCGAGAAACGCCTCATACGCGAGACCCGCTCCGAACTGGAGAACGAAGTCTCCGACATTCGCGAGCTCCGCGACGAATACAAGGCGCTCATCTCCACTGTCCTCTCTTATGAAAAATCTAAGAAGGACAAGGATCTGGAGAGGATTGCTGACCTTGAGGGACGCCTTGCGGAGGCTGATGCGACCGCCGAGCGGCGCATCAAGACCGCCGAGGCAAAGGCGAAAAGGAAGTTCGACAAAGAGATAGCCGACCTGCAGGAATCCTTCGACCAGACGGCGGAGGACATCGCGCAGCGTCGCACAGAGGGCGATACCGACCGCAGGGTCGAATCCACTCTCAAGGACGATGCGGCGGCGGGCATGAAGCTCCTGAACGACCTAATCTCGCAGTCGAAGCTCGCGGCGACGCAGGCGAAGGCGGAGTTCGCGAAGGCGCTCGCGGAGGCGCAGGCCGACGGTGACGTCTCCGACGACGAGGAGAAGCGGATCCGCAAGGCGCAGGACGCATACTCGCTCGCGGAGAGCCTCGTCGACAAGTACGAGGCGAAGCTCCGCTCGGCGCAGGAGGCTACGGCGAAGCAGACGTCCATCGCGAAGCCGCAGGGGGCGTTCTACGCGAACGCCGCGCAGTCGCTGCGCGGTTCGCAGATGGAGCAGCGGATGCTCACGGCGACGCAGGAAATCGTGAAGCACACGAAGAAGACGGCGGAACTGCTCAAGGACGGGGCGGGAGGCGGGACGATGACGTTCCAGTAATTGCTACACGAACATCGACATATAGTGCGGTAGCGTGATCTTCTTGTCCGCGACGCCGACATTGCCGGTGATGAACTTGTAGCCGAACTTTACGTCGTCGCGCCGCAGCATCGCGTCAAAGGACGACGAAGTGTTCCGTCCGGCCTTGACCTCGACCGGGACTATGCCGCTGTCATGCTCGATCACAAAGTCGATTTCGCCAAGTTGCGCAGATTTCTGGTAGTAGTACGGAGTGTAGCCCCTTGAGACGAGCTGCTGGGCGATGGCGTTTTCGTACAGACCACCCTTGGCGAACCCCAC